AAGAGGTTATAAATGAAACACATTTCAGAAATCATAGAAGATATATTAGTAGAATGGGCATATCGTGTTCACGATGGAATGCCTAATCCAAAAAACACACAACACATCCACGAACTTCGTGAATCAATGGAAGAATTGAATTTACCAAATAAAGTTATCTATGAAGTTATTCAGAATTTAATTAATGAAGAACAAATATTTTATGCTCGTTCTAAAGAAAGTGGAAGAATTGTTCAATATAAAAACAAAGATAATTATGAAAAAGGTATTGAAGATGGTTCACATGAAAAAATAGACCAAGATGATGCTAAACAAGAATTTGAAAAACAAGGTGGTGAAGAAAAACCTAAAACTGAACCTAAGAAAACAAAAATATCAAAAGATGGTAAGTTAACTAAAAAAGGTGATGATGATGAAAAACAAGAACCATCACCAAAAAAACTTACAACAGGCAAAGTAGCTGGTAATCCAAAAGAAGGTGATAATCAAGTAAAAAATGATATGTTGAAACATGGTTATGGTGGATATGAAAAAGCTATAGGTTCTAAACCAGCGCCAGGTGGAGCAGGTTCTGCATTTAATGAAATAGTTTCTGGTGAGGGTGTTCATATGTTGAATGAAAATCCTGATATGTCTGAAGAAGAACTAGCGATGGAAATGTATGAACAAACAAAAGATACTGCTTTAGGTAAAGAACAAAAGTTAACCACTGGACTTGGTAAATTACCAGATGTAGAAAATAAAGAATTAATGTCAAAATGTATCGTGTCAGCTAGGTCTGCTAAAAAGAAACACGAAAGAACTCAAAAAAGAGTTTCTCGTTTACAAGAGCAAAATAAGATGGGTGAAGTTGATAAAATGGAAACATACTATGGTGCTGGTAAATCATTAGAAGCTCAAGTGGAATCAATCAATAAAGCTAATAAAGTTTTCTTACCAGATGGAACGGAAGTTACAAAAAAAGATGCTATAGCGTTTACAAAAGCTGGTGGTGGTGGTGAAAATCCATCAGATACTGCAACATTTGTTAAAGATAAAGATGGTAATCTTTTAATACAATTCCATTCAGATAAAACCACTACAAGTGATATTCAAGATAACTCTACATTAGCGCAAGAGGGTGAAAATTATAAAAATAGTATAGATAATAATGATAGTTTAACCTCTGAACAAAAGGAAACTGCTAAAAGAATCGTTGACGATTACTCAAATCAAATTAAAGAAATTGAAGAAAACTATAATAATCAAGCTACACCAATAGCTCAACGATTAAAATCATTACCAATTGAAGACCAAGTTAGAATCATAGAGAATGATAAAGGAACATTGAAGAAAAATATTGATGAAGCTTTATTTGGTAAAGGCGGTGGATTGAAACCACAATATGAAAGATATTTAGAGGGTAGAGATGCGAAAGATTTAAGCACACAAGAAAAATATGAAATCATACAAAAGCATGTAGCTTCCGCACAAGGTAAAACCAATGATGTTAAGGTTATAAATAAAGTAGGATTACAATTACAAAAAGAAAATCCAGATATAGAAGGTATTGATGTAAAGAAAAATTTATCAGAAGAACGAGAAAAAGTTGTAAATTTACAGAGAGAAAGAGTTAATCAATTAAATAAAGAAACAACTGATGTCGATGGGGTTGAAGTTGGAGTTGGAACTTTAATGGAAGCAGAGGAAAACATTAGAGGTTTTCACTTAACATTGATGGATTATCCACCTAAAGGATATGAAGAAGGTAAACCAGGTAGTATGGTTGGTTCTGCTTTGGATGTCAATATGGGTGGAAATATTGTTAATGGTGAAGTATTGAGAGGTTGTATAGGTGTAAAGAATACTACAGAATTTAAACAAAAGTTTAGATTAGAAGAGTCTGAAAAAATAACAAAAGACGCTCAAGGTAATGTTACTGGTAAAGTAGTTTTTACATATGCTGTAGATTCAGAAGGTAAGAAAAAAGAAATAGGATACAAAACATATCGTTCTAAAGCAGGTGCTACTGGTAAAACAAATAATACAATGACATATAGTAAAGATATGCAAAATTGTTTTAAAGGTAAGAGTTAATAATGAAATCTCAACTACTAGCCACATTCACAACAAAAGATAATCTTGATAATACAATCAAGAAAATCACAGATGCATATACAATTATATTCAGTAAAGTATATGTATTACAAAATGAAAACATTGTGAATGAATTAATCTGTACATACAATGTGGATACACAAAGTGGTGTGGATTATAATAAAGTAGAGGGAACGATTTCACTACATAGAAAAAAACATTCCAATACATTGTATACCATCAATGCATTGAACGAATGTATTAAAAATTTAAACAATGGTGTTATGGACTCAAGATTTATGATACCATGGGAAAACTTTAAGAATATGTTAATGGTAACAAATTCAGATGGTTTGAACAAAATCAATACAAGAATTTTTAAAATAGAAAAAATAAATTAAAAAAAGCTTGACTTATATGCGAAATGTTTCGTATATTGTAATTAAACATATGGAGAAATAGGTTATGGGTAAAAAAGAATCTACCTTATATTATTTTTATTCAGTTGGTTGTGGTTTTTGTAAAAAAATGGATCCAATCATTGATGAACTAAACAAAGAGGGTCACAATATATTAAGACTTGATTTAGCAGATAAAGATAATCAAGGGTTAAAAAACGAACTTTCAAAAGAATATAATAAACAATGTGGAACGCCGTGGTTAATTGATGCTAGTAATGGTAATCAAGTTTGTGGTTATAGAGACAAGGAAACTATAGTGAAATGGGTTAATGGAGAAGATATTCCAGCTCCACCAAGACCAAATGGAGTACCACCAAGACCACCATTTATGAATGCGAAGAAAAAAGAAGTTACAAAATGGAAAAAAGACTACAATAAATGGTTAAAAGATAATGAACATCTTCCTGAAGATAGAAGAAAAACAGCTGATGAAATTCTTGAAATGCCAAGACCAAACTCAGAACCTCCTAAACCACCAAATGTAAATTCAACAGATGAAGAGTTAGATACATGGGGTAAAGAATATACTAAATGGAAAGATGAAAATGAACATCTCCCTAATTTACAACCTGTTGAAGTTGTATTAAAAAACTTTAAACAAAGACAACAACAAATGCAACAAAGACAAACACCACAAGAAAAAGATGTATCAACAAAATTAATAAAAAGAGTTGATTCATTGGAGAAAAAACTTGATAAATTAATGAAACATTTGGGAGTTAAGTGAACTTCAAGTTTAAACCAAAAGTAACAAAAGACAGAGAAGCTACCAAAGAAGAAATAGATTGTATTAAAGAAACTGAAGAAATGTTGAAAGGGGAACAAAAACTTCCACCAACATCTCAGATGGTTCGAGATATAGCTACAACTCATTGGAAATCTTTAAAGTCTTGGTTAAAGGGTTCTCAAGTAATTGCACCTCAAGATATAGCCGAAAAAAGATGGAAGATATGTTTAGAATGTCCTCATCTTCTTTATGACGAAACCAATCCAGATACAAATAAGAAAGATGGTAGATGTACACATTGTGGTTGTTTCATGAATGTAAAAGTACATTATGCAGTTGCTGAGTGTCCAATTGATAAATGGGATGCCAGTTGTAAATGTAATCCAAATAAAGAGTGTGATTAAAATAAATAAAAAAAAGCTTGTATAGAAAAAAAATTATTCGTATATTTATGTACGAGTATAAAATAGGTTATATGGTTCATAAAACCATAAACATAAACGATAAAACATAAAACATAGGAGAAGTACAAAATGGATATAAATGCTATAAAATCCAAACTAGCAACACTACAATCAACAACATCAAATAAAGATAATTTTTGGAAACCTGAACCAGGTACACAAGTTGTTCGTGTTGTTCCTTACAAACATAATAAAGATAATCCTTTCATTGAATTATACTTTCATTATAACTTAGGTAATAATAAAACATACCTATCACCAATGTCATTTGGTCGTCCCGACCCAGTGGCTGAATTTGCTGACAAACTTAAATCAACAGGTAATAAAGACGAATGGATTCAAGGTAAAAGACTTGAACCTAAAATGAGAACTTTTGCA